CGCAGCAGCGAGAAGCTCCTCGGGGATTTCGTACTGCTCGCCCTTGTTTGCGGCCTTGCCCATGATGTCGTCGATGAGTCGCTCCAGGGCCTTGCTTGCCGTCTTGTACTTGGCATGCTTGCCGTCCATCACCTTCTTGCCCTTGGCCTTGCCTTCGCCGTCCACGATGGGCACAGCGTACTTGGGGTACGCGGCCACGATGGGCAGCAGCGTGACCTTGATGGTGTCCCGATCCTTGCCCTTGAGCAGTTCCCTGGCCTGACTGATGGCCGCATCGTAGGCATGCACCGAGTCGAGTGCTTCGGTGATGATCGTGGTGATTGTCTTGGTGCTCATGGTTTCTCTCCTGGGTGATTGCGACAAATGTCGCAATGGGTTTGCGAAGGTCTAGCTCGATCCCTGTGAATCGAGCCCCTTCATATAAGGGGTCAACCCCCCTAAGCGGGGTCGGGCCGGATACTCGATTTCGGGGTATTTCGACCCCCACCTACCCCCCACCCCCCGATATTGCAGCGACAGGGACAGCCCGACATGAACACTAATCCCCAACCACACCCCGCATTTTCCAAAAACTCCACCTCAAGCCCGCCAAAATAACCCCCCCACCCCCATATATTTCCAAAATAAATACCCCCCTATACCCCAAAAAAATCCCAATAACTATAGTCCAACCTTTGACACACACCGGCGAAAAAAAGCCCCGCGCTTTGCAGCCGGGGCGAACGTTGCAACCTGCAACAGAGAGGAGAAAGCATGAACCAACTTGCGTACATGCCGGTTGCGAATATACACTCCGCGCTATTCGGTCACAAGCCCCGCTTGAAATGCTTGAACATTTGATTGACTTCACTCCACCCCCGGCCACCCCGCAGAGCGTCAAACCGCTTGCGGACGCTTCGCCGGAGGACATAGTCGCCGCTCAGCTAAATACGGCGCAGTGGTTGGAGGAAGTGGGCGCGCCCACCACGGATCAGGCCCAGGCCGCAGCAGCCACTGCTGCCGCCCAACAAGCATTTCAATCCCTCACGACCCAAACCCCGGAAGAGCAGCGCAAGGCGCTCGTTCAAATAAAGACTCCGGCAGCGGTCAGGCACCTCACCGGCATGCTCACCGCCTATGACTGGGAGTTTGTGCAGCAGGCCAAGGAGCTTCGCGGCTACGCCGTGAGCCAAATCCTTGAGGAAACCAAGCACCCCGACGCAAAAATCCGGTTGAAGGCGCTCGACATGCTCGGGCGGGTGACGGAAGTGGCGCTGTTCACGGAGCGGGTGGAGGTTAAGAAGACTGATCTGACTGACGCCGAGATCGAAGCCAAGATCAAGGAGAAGATCAACCGCTTCATGCAGGTAACCGACGTGATCGACGTGGCAAGCACAGAAGAAAACAGCCCGGAAACCCCGGATGAACCTGCAAAATCTGACTAGCCTGACCCCACGGGAACTCAGCGCCATTCAAGCGGCGCTGCCGACGCTATCGCTCCAAGAAAAGATGGAGCTTTTCGAGGCGTTGGAGGAAAAAGAGCGCCGGATGTCCCGCCAGTTGGCCAAAACCAACCTCATTGGGTTCGCAAAACACGTCTATCCGGGGTTCAAGGTGGGTCCGCACCACCGCAAACTCGCCAAAATCTTTGAAGACGTGCTCTCTGGGGCCAAAAAGCGGGTGATCATCAACATCGCCCCGCGTATGGGTAAGTCCGAATTCTCTAGCTACCTCTTCCCCGCATACTTCTTGGGACGCTTCCCTGAGAAGAAGATCATCATGGGCACGCACACAGCGGGCCTGTCGGAGGACTTCGGACGCCGCATCAGAAACCTGATCCATTCCGATGAGTACGCCGAGTTGTACCCCGAAACCATCATTGCCGAAGACCAAAAAGCGGCAGGCAAGTGGTCTACGTCCCGAGGAGGCCAGTATTACGCTGCTGGTGTCGGTGGTGCTCTGGCTGGTCGCGGTGCTGATCTGTTCGTTATTGACGATCCTCACTCTGAGCAAGACGTAAAGATCAACAGCCGCCTCGCCTTCGACACGGCGTGGAACTGGTTCCAAACTGGCCCTTTGCAGCGCTTGATGCCCGGGGGCGCCATCATCGTCATCATGACGAGGTGGTCACTTCTTGACCTCACCGGGCGTCTAATCGACTACCAGACCAAAAACCCCGACGCCGACCAGTGGGAGATCGTGGAGCTACCCGCGATCTTGAACGAAAACACCGACAACGAAAAGTCTCTGTGGCCAGAGCAGTGGCCACTGGACCAACTCAAGTCTAAAAAGGCCAACCTCGACCCCAGGTTCTGGAACGCGCAGTACATGCAGCAGCCCACGGCAGACTCCTCTGCCATCGTGGGGCGCCATCACTGGCGCATGTGGCCAAAGGACGATCCGCCCCGGTGCGAGTACGTGATCCAGTCTTGGGACACGGCGTTCGAGACAAAGACCACTTCCGACTTCAGCGCCTGCACAACGTGGGGCGTGTTCTATAACGAGGAAGAGGGCGACGCCCCGCAGTTGATTCTGCTGGACGCGTTTAAGGATCGGATGGCGTTCCCGGAACTCAAGCAAGTCGCGTTCAAGCACTACAAAGAGTGGGAGCCAGACGCGTTCATCGTGGAAAAGAAGGCAGCGGGTGCCCCGCTGATCTACGAACTCAGAAACATGGGCATCCCCGTGGCTGAGTACACACCGTCGCGTGGCAACGACAAGGTGGTGCGTATGAACGCAGTGGCGGACTTGTTCTTCTCGGGGAAAGTCTGGGCGCCCGACACGCGCTGGGCGCGGGAGGTCATCGAGGAGATGGCGGCGTTCCCTGTAGGCGAGAACGACGACTTCGTGGACACTACGACCCAGGCGCTCCTGCGCTTCCGTCAAGGGGGCTTCATCAGCCTTGAGTCTGATGAAGCCGAGCAGGGCTACTTCACGCCACGCAAGGCGGCGTACTACTGATTAGGAAAGGCCAGACATGGCAACGAACATCGACAAAGCGCTGTACGGCGCGCCCGTGGGTCTGGAAGAGATGGCCGCTGAAGAAGCGCCCATTGAGATCGAGATCATTGATCCCGAAGAGGTCAACATCGGCATCGATGGGCTAGAGATTAGCCTGCGCCCAGGCGACGAGGAGACAGAAGGCGGCGGGTTTGATGCCAACTTGGCAGAAGAGCTTGACGCTTCGTTCGTCGAAGGCTTGGGCTCTGATCTCTCCGGCGACATCACCCAAGACGTGGGTTCCCGCAAGGAGTGGGAGAAGGCGTACGTCGATGGCCTGAAGCTGCTGGGCTTGCAGATCGAAGAGAGGACGGAGCCTTGGAACGGCGCATGCGGCGTATTCCACCCGATGATCACGGAGGCCGTGGTCAAGTTCCAGTCCGAGATGATTACCGAGACGTTCCCCGCAGCGGGGCCAGTGAAGACCAAGATCATTGGCAAAGACACGCCCGATGTGAAGGAAGCCGCCATCCGTGTGCAGGACGACATGAACTACGAACTCACGGAAGTGATGAAGGAGTTCCGGCCCGAGCACGAGCGCCTGCTGTGGAGCCTGCCTGCCACCGGCTCGGCGTTCAAGAAGGTCTACTACGACCCCAACCTGGGTCGGCAAGTCTCCATGTTCGTGCCTGCAGAGGACATCATCCTGCCGTACGGCACGACCGACATGGACACCTGCTACCGCCTGACGCACGTCATGCGGAAAACCAAGAACGACATCCTCAAGCTGCAGGCAGCGGGCTTTTATCGGGACGTCGAGCTTGGTGAGCCGGACAAGAACAAGACCGACATTCAGAAGGCCAAGGACAAAGAAACTGGGTTCAACGACCTCAACGACGACCGCTTCACGCTCTACGAAATTCACGTAGACCTGAACATCAAGAAAGACACCTACGGCGAAGGAGAAGACTCCGAGATCGCGCTGCCGTACGTAGTGACGATGATCAAGGGCACGAACGACGTGCTGGCAATAAGGAGAAATTGGAGTGAGGACGACCCCCTCAAGCTCAAGCGCCAACACTTTGTGCACTACCAGTACGTCCCCGGATTTGGGGCGTATGGCTTTGGCTTGTTCCATCTGATTGGCGGGTTCGCTAAGTCCGCAACGTCTCTGATGAGACAACTGGTGGATGCAGGTACTCTGAGTAATTTGCCGGGGGGTTTGAAGTCACGCGGACTGCGCATCAAGGGAGACGACACCCCTATCGCCCCTGGCGAGTTCCGCGATGTGGACGTCGCTAGTGGCAACATCCGCGACAGCATCCTGCCGCTGCCGTACAAGGAGCCGTCCGGCGTTCTGTACCAGTTGTTGGGAAATATTGTTGAGGAAGGGCGTCGCTTCGCTGCCACCGCAGACATGAAGGTGGCCGACATGTCGGCGCAGGCTCCGGTGGGTACAACCCTCGCCCTTCTCGAACGCCAACTCAAAGTCCTCACAGCAGTCCAGGCCCGCACACACTTCTCGCTCAAGCAGGAGTTAAAACTCCTCAAGTCGCTCATCCGCGACTACACGGACCCGGACTACACCTACGATCCCGAGTACGGCAACAAGCGCGCAAAGCAGTCTGACTATGACCTCGTAGATGTCATCCCCGTCAGTGATCCCAACGCTGCCACGATGTCGCAGCGCGTTGTTCAGTTCCAAGCTGCCATCCAGATGGCGCAGATGGCCCCGCAGATTTACAACCTGCCTGAGCTTCATCGGGGCATGCTTGAGGTGCTGGGTATCAAGAACGCTGAGAAGATCATCCCGCTTGAGGACGATCAGAAGCCGATTGACCCGGTCACGGAGAACCAGAACATCCTCAAGATGAAGCCGGTCAAGGCGTTCTTGCACCAAGACCACGACGCTCACATCGCCGTGCACAACATGATGATGCAAGACCCGCTGATCGCCGCGCAGTTGGGTCAGAACCCGCAGGCGCAGCAGTTGGCCGCATCGCTGCAAGCACACATCGCGGAGCACATCGGCTACAAGATGCGCAAGCAGATCGAGGCGCAGTTGGGCATGCCGCTGCCCCCCGAGGACGAGAAGCTCCCGCCGCAGATGGAGATCGCGCTGTCTTCGATGATGGCGCAGGCCGCAGCCCAGGTGGTGCAGCAGGGTCAGCAGCAAGCCGCGCAGATGCAGGCTCAGCAGCAGGCGCAAGACCCGGTCATTCAGATGCAGCAGCAAGAGTTGCAGCTTCGTGCTCAGGAGTTGCAGATCAAGCAGGAGGAGGCCAAGCTCAAAGCACAGAAGCTCATGGCCGACATCACTGCGCAGTCTGACAAGTTGGAGCTTGAGACGGAGCGCGTCAAGGGTGACTTGGAGCTTCGCGCCATGAAGACGCAGGCTGACATCGAGAAGGACAAGGCGCTGCTCGTGGCGCAACAAGAGCGTGAGGGTGTCCGCATGGGCATCGACATTGCACGGGCCAAAACACAAGAAGCCGCACAGCGGCAGAAAGGGTCAAGCACTAAGTGATTCAAGACTTCGCACGCGTATTGCGCGAACAAATACGCACCGATATGAACAACTACGCCGATGACTTGGCGGGGGGTTCGTGTCGCACTTTTGAGGAATACCAGAAGCTCTGCGGCGTCATTCAAGGTCTGGCGATGGCAGAGCGTTACGTACTTGACCTTGCAAAGAAAGTTGAAGATGCAGACGAGTGAAGCGGGAATCATCCTCCCCCCAGGCATCAGCCTGCCCAAGACCATTCAGCCCAAGGAAGAGCAGGACGAGAACATCGCTCCTGAAGAGAAGGCCACAGCCCTTCCCGAGCCTGCGGGACACAAACTGCTGTGCATCGTGCCGGACGTTTCAGACACGTTCGAGAACTCCAGTCTGATCAAGGCCGACACGTACATGAAGCAGGAAGAACACGCCACTACGGTGCTGTTCGTGCTCAAACAAGGCCCTTCGGCCTACAAAGACCCCGAGCGTTTCCCCACGGGAGCTTGGTGTAAACCCGGAGATTTTGTGCTGGTGCGTACCTACTCGGGTACCCGGTTCAAGATTTTTGGTAAGGAGTTTCGTCTGATCAATGACGATCAGGTCGATGCTGTTGTGCAAGACCCTCGCGGACTCACCCGCGCTTGAAGGAGTGAAAGATGGCGATTGATAAGGAAGAGTACAAGTTCCCTGACGAGCAGGAGAACGAGGTCAAAGTCGAGACTTCGGGTGAAACCGATGTCGAGATTGAGGTCGTAGACGACACTCCCGAGAGAGACAGAGGTCGCAAGCCTCTGGACAGGGAGGTTGCTGACCCGACCGACGACGAGATCGAGTCCTACTCGGCCAACGTGCAGTCACGGATCAAGGAGTTGACCCACGCACGTCACGACGAACGCCGTCAGAAAGAGGCTGTAGCCCGGGAGAAAGCCGAGCTTGAGCGTCTTGCACAGCAGTTGATCGACGAGAACAACAGGCTCAAACGCAGCTATAACGAGGGCCAAGAGGTTCTGGTTCACACCGCCCGTAAGGAAGCGGAAGGTGATCTAGAAATGGCTCGCCGCAAACTAAAGGAGGCCCAGGAGTCTTTTGACACTGACGCCATCATTGCCGCGCAGGAAGCCTTGGCCGAGGCCAAATACCGTGTTGAGGAAGCAAAAAGATTCCGTCCGCAGGCTTTACAAGCCACGGAAATTCCGGTACAAACTCAACAACAACCGCAAACTCAGGTTCAACCCGACGAGAAATCCCTGCGCTGGCAGGCAAAAAACCAGTGGTTCGGGCAACCGGGGTTTGAGGAATACACCAGCTATGCACTAGGGCTGCATCAAAAGCTAGTCACCGGGGGTACTGATCCCCGCTCCGATGAGTATTTCGACCAGATCGATGGTCGCATGAAGTCGAAGTTCCCCGAGTTATTCGGTGGTAACGAAGACAGGCCGAGAACGGGTGAGGTTCAAAAGAAACCCACAACGGTCGTGGCTCCCGCCACTCGTACGACGAGTGCCGGAAAAATTCGACTGACTCAGACGCAAGTTGCGTTGGCGAAGAAACTGGGCCTGACCCCGCAGCAATACGCTGCTCAAGTGGCAAAACTGGAGAACCAAAATGGCTGAAACTCAAAACCGTATCCCCCGTGACATGCAGTCACGCGAAAAAACTGCTCGTATGGTGTATACACCTTCGAGTGCACTGCCTGATCCGACACCTGAGCCGGGCGTTGTGTTTCGCTGGATTGCGACGCACGTCCTGGGACAGGCCGACCCCACCAACGTATCCAAAAAGATGCGTGAGGGTTGGGAGCCGGTAAAGGCGGTTGACCATCCTGAACTTATGCTGGCCGGAAACGAGAAGACCGGGAACGTGGAGATTGGTGGCCTCATGCTTTGCAAGATGCCCGCTGAACTTGCACGCTCACGGGATGATTACTACGGTCGTCAAGCACAAGCTCAGATGGATTCAGTGGACAACCACTTCATGCGAAACAATGATCCACGGATGCCGTTGTTCTCGGACCGCAAGTCCAGCACGACGCGCGGAGGTGGATTCGGTTCTGGTTCAAAGTAACTTAGGAGTCCTTAAATGGCATCTACTGCTGCTCCCTACGGCCTACGGGCTGTAAACCGAGTTGACGGTCTGCCGTACGCAGGCGAAACGCGTCAGTTTCTGATTGACCCCGCCGGCTATTCGAGCAACCTCTTCTACGGCCAAGTGGTGAAAATCCACACTGACGGTTACATCCGCCTCGTGACTGAGACTGGTGGCACCGGCGACGCATTCCCCGCTGGCACCATCGGTGTCTTCGTGGGCTGCTCGTACGTCAACGCGCAAGGCCAGACGGTCTTCTCGCAGTACTATCCCTCGGGTTCGCTGAACGCTGTTGCGTACGTCATCGATGATGACCGCGCCGTGTTCCAAGCCCAGGCCGATGGCCCTGTGACGCAGACTCAACTGGGTCAAAACATGCTCTTCGCCGCTGCTCAGAGCGGTACGGCAGGCACGGGTGGCTCCACCACCACGGGCAATTCGCTGTCGGCCCTTAGCGCCACGACGCAAGCCCTCACTGCGGGTTTCCGTCTGGTCGGTTTTGTCAACGGTCCGTTCTCGACTGTTGGTGATGCCAAGACCGATGTGTTGGTGAAGTTCAACATCGGCCAGCATTCGTACACGAATGCAACTGGCGTTGCCTGATAAGGAGTGATCTGAAATGGCAATTTCTCGTGCCCAACTACTCAAGGAACTCCTGCCCGG